ATTTATGATTATGCCAAGAATGACAGAGACTGGGTTTGCTGAATCTTTAAGCTTATCACCTTGGATTCATCCACTAACGGATGAAGAATATATAACTATAAATTCTAACCACGTTATTATGTCTACACTAGCATCAAGTGCTCTAACAAGTTACTATATCCATTGTGTTGACCAATTCAATATCGCTAAAAAAGACGCATTTCTTTATGAATCAGAACCAACGAGTGAAGAGCTAGAAGAGATTGAAGAAGAGGAACTTGAAGAGTTTATAAGGAATATAGAACCAGATAAAACTATTCATTAACCGCCCCACATAGGCTATTATAGGGACGTAGAAACTGTCTGTCAAGTGTTTTTACAACTATATTGACATATTTGTATCTTTGTGGTATATTGTATCATCAAAGGAGATTAAAAGTGACTAAGAAAAAAAGTATTCATTATGTGGACAATAAAAAGTTTCTACAAGCTATGACAGAGTGGAAAGAAAAGTGTGCCATGGCGGAAGAGGCAGATGATCCCAAACCACCTTTAACAAATTATATTGGTGAGTGTTTTCTAAAAATTGCAACCCATTTATCCTATCGTCCAAATTTTATTAATTACTCATATCGTGATGAAATGATATCTGATGGCATTCAGAATTGTTTGCAGTATGCACATAATTTTGACCCAGAAAAATCTAAAAATCCATTTGCGTATTTTACACAGATAATTTACTATGCCTTTATCAGGCGTATAGCGGTAGAAAAGAAACAGGTGCATGTTAAAAATATGATGATTGAAAAACAGAGTTATGAATCTTTCGTGACAATGGAAGGTGATGATACTGTGTATAATATTGATCTTCCATATGATGTTTTATTAAATCAACTGGATCATAATGTGGAAGTGCGCGAGACTAAGAAACAAGAAACTAAAAAGAAAGGTTTAGAAATCTTTATGGAGAAAGACGTTTGAAAATAGCATTGGTTACCGATACCCACTTCGGTGCAAGAAATGATAGCCTTGCATTCAATGACTATTTCTTTCAATTCTACGAACAGATCTTCTTTCCATACCTAAAAGAGAATGATATAACTACTGTTGTTCATCTCGGTGATGTAATGGATCGTCGTAAGTTTGTATCATATAGAATCGCAAAAGATTTTCGTGAGAGGTTTATAGACCAATTTACGGGTATTGATTTTCATATGATTGTAGGCAATCACGATACCTATTACAAAAACACCAACTCAGTTAATTCTCTGCAAGAACTGGTGGACGGTAAACACAGTAATATCACAGTATACCCAGAAGCCACTGAAGTAGATTTTGACGGATGTAAGGTATTGTTTGTGCCTTGGATTAACAGTGAGAATATGTCCAACACCATGAAGATGTTGAAAACATCCACTGCACAAATCTGTATGGGCCATTTAGAGTTGAATGGTTTTGAAATGCAGAAAGGATTTTTCATGGATCATGGTTGGGACAAAGAAGAGTTTAACAGGTTTGATATGGTCATGAGTGGTCATTATCATCACAAGTCTGATGATGGACATGTATATTATCTTGGCACACCATATGAAATCTATTGGAATGACTGGGGCGACCCAAAAGGATTTCATGTGTTTGACACAGAAACAAGACAACTAGAACGTATCGTAAATCCCTTGACAATATACTCCAAAATATATTATGATGATAGTTTAGAGATGAATCATGACATGACACAATACAAGGACAAGTATGTCAAGTTGATTGTGGTCAACAAGAAAGACCTTTACCAGTTTGATAAGTTTGTTGATAAACTCTTACAGGCTGATTGTCACGAGGTTAAGATTGTAGAAGACTTTTCAGAGTTAGATGCGAACAATGTGTCGGATGATATTGTTGAGAACACTGAGGACACTATGACACTGCTTGAGAGGTATATTGACGAGCTAGATGTGACATTGAGTAAAGATAGGTTGAAGAACACTATGAGAACTCTATACACTGAGGCCCAGGATTTAGAGATTTGATAAATTTTGAAAAGGTTCGCTGGAAGAATTTTTTATCAACCGGCAACCAATTTACTGAGATAGAACTAAACAAAGATTCTACCACATTGATTATTGGTGAGAACGGTGCAGGCAAGTCTACTATTCTTGATGCACTTTGTTTTGGTTTGTTCGGTAAACCATTTCGTGGTATCAATAAGCCACAACTTCTTAACACTGTAAATGCTAGTGCGTGTGTTGTTGAGGTAGAGTTCTCTATCGGACCCAAGAAAATAAAAGTTGTTCGTGGTATTAAACCAGCGGTGTTTGAGATATACATCAATGGTAAGATGTATAACCAAGATGCAAACTCTCGTGACTATCAAAAGTATCTGGAACAACAAATCCTTAAACTGAACTATCGTAGTTTCACTCAGGTTGTGATTCTGGGTAGCTCTACCTTTGTTCCTTTTATGCAGTTGAAAGCTAGGCATCGTCGTGAAGTAGTAGAAGAGATTCTTGATATTCAGATTTTCTCTTTGATGAATATGCTTCTCAAACAGAAACTAAAAACGATAGATGATGATCTAAAAGATGTTGATTATAAGATTGCTCTATCATCTGAAAAAATCGAACTGAAAGAGAAGTATATTGAGAACATAAAAGAGAACAAGAGAAAGTTACTGACAGAGAAAAAATCTTCTATCACCAAGAATGAGAAAGAGATTGGCAAGAAGTCACAGATTATTGATTCTCTAAAAAAGAAAAATGCGTTAAGTTCGCTTAGTATATCTGACTCAACTAAAATCAAAGAGAAGTTTGATAAACTGAAAGACATACAATCAACACTGAGAGAGAAACATAGAGCACATTCTAAGTTGGTTACATTCTTTGAGGACAACACTGATTGTCCTACTTGTCAGCAACATATTGATGAAGAGTTCAAGTCTGACATGCTTGATAAAAAAAGAGCAGATGCAGACAAGGTTAGTTTGGGCTTGAATGAGTTGAAAGAAGAGATAGATTCCACTAAAATCAAGATGGATGAAATCAATGTCGTTCTTGATAATATACAGAAAAATTCTGTGGAGATTGCAAAGGAAAATAGTTCAATCACTCAGTTGGAAAAATTCAATAGCACTTTACAGACAGAGATTGAACATTTAGAAACAGGACATATTGAGAAGGCTGATTATAGAGACTTAGAGAAACTGAAAGAAGAGTTGCAAGTCTTTGCAGATAGAAAATCAAAACTAAGAGAAGACAAAACATACGCAGAGGCATCAAAGAATATGTTGCAAGATACTGGTATCAAGACAAAGATTATCAAGCAGTATCTGCCTATTATGAATCGGTTAATCAATACCTACTTGACATCTATGGAGTTCTATGTTAACTTCACTTTGGATGAAAGTTTTGAAGAAACTATCAAGTCAAGATATAGAGATGACTTTTCTTATTCGTCTTTTAGTGAAGGCGAGAAGATGCGTATTGACCTTGCATTGCTTTTCACTTGGAGAGCTGTTGCAAAGATGAAGAATAGCACAAATACAAATCTATTGATACTGGATGAGATATTTGATAGTTCTTTGGATAATTCTGGTACAGACGAGTTCCTGAAGATTCTAAATACTTTGGGAGATGAGAATGTGTTTGTGATTAGTCATAAGCAAGATGCACTGGCAGACAAGTTTAGAAACACAATCAAATTTGAGAAAGTGAAAAACTTTAGTCATGTTGCTGTTTGAATTGGAGAAACAAAAATTCAGTAGTATAAAGAGATAAGGAGGGTGATAATGTCACTTCTATATGCGTTGATGATGCAATACCAAGCCGATATTGAGAAAGCAAAGGCAAACATAAATGTATATCTAGAAAATCCTGCTGGTATTGGAGAACACGCAGACATAGTTTCTGCCGTAGACAGTCAAATAGAAATTATTGCTCATGCAGAAGATAAACTTATGGTTATTGACAAACATTTTACGGAATCAAAATGAATATTTTTACAGAACATCCACACCGCAACGGTGAAACTTATTTTCAACATATGAAAAAGGCTCTTAGTTTTGCAGGAATCTTTTTGTTTTTGACCTTCACATCAGTGACACATGCGTTACTACCTTTTCTGTTTATTACTACGGGTAGTGATACGATAAAAAGATTATACATTAATATGAGAGAAAGAAATAGATGATATGTGGGTATTGTGACAAAACTATAACCACAACAATAAAATACTACTTTGATGAAAGATTCTTTGTCAAGAACAGTAATAAACAAATACCATTTTGTAATTCTGAGTGCTCTACAAAATGGATGACAAGAGAAAAATATTATGATACTAAAACTTCTAAACCCTAAAAATCCAAAACTTAGAATGCCCTGTGATCCTGTTGGTGATGATGTTGATAGAGTTCTACTAAAAACTAATCTACTTGAAACTATGGACAGTCATAATGGTTTGGGCTTGTCTGCAAATCAATGCGGTATTATGTACCAAGCATTTGCCGCATATATTGATTGGCCAGATAGAGTTAAGACTGTTTGTTTTAATCCAAAGATAGTATGGAGCAGTGAAGAAACCTCTTACCTAGAAGAAGGTTGTTTGACTTATCCGGGCCTCTATTTGAAGATTCGCAGACCAGTGAAGATAAAGGTGACATATGAAAATGTTGATGGTAGTGTCTCAACGCAAGACCTCGAAGATTTGGAGGCTAGAATATTTCAACATGAATACGATCATATGAATGGTAGTGATTTCACACAAAGGGTAAGTCCTCTCGTTCTTCAAAGAGCAAAGAAAAAACTTGTAAATAACATTAAGAAAAACTTGAGAAAATATGGGAACTTGTAATGGTTATACGAATTGAAAATGCAGTGCCTCCAATGATTTTGGAGTATATGAAAACTAAAGTACAGAACGAAGAACGATGGAGTTATTCTTATCCAAAAGGTGCAGTCTTTGAAAAGAAGCATCCTAAACTAACCATCTATGATGGTAGTGATATTCCTGGCGCTAAACTTCTAGAAGGTATGGCGCACATGGTTCTTCTCATGGTATATAACAAAGCACTCAAAGATGGACTAGATGTGTTTCAACCTACAATGCTCTGGTGTGGTGCGTCAATCAAAGACATGCACAGAAAAGATAATATTCATACGGACCACGAGAATGATGTGCCGAAGGACATGAAGGTTCTAAAAATTCTTGGTCTATTACACGCAGAGTGGCCAGAAGACTTCGGTGGGCATTTTCTACATGATGGCGAAGCACACAAAATGGTGCCTGGTACATTTCTAGTTTTTGACCCACTCAAAGAACATGCAGCTACTGATATCTTTACGGAGAAAAAAAGAATTGCTCTTGATTACACAGTTCTTGCAAAAAACTCTTGACAGAATGTAAATTATTGTGATAAGATGTATATATAGTAAGTGATGCCTTCGGGGTCACTCACTAAAACTCGCTTTATAAGGAGAAAGAAAATGGTTACAAGTAAAGCACTAAGTCTATTCGACAATTTTAATCAACTTACACCCTACGCAGTTGGATTTGATCGTGTCTTCGATCAACTATCAAACTATGCTAATAATAATAGAGCATCTACGGGGTTCCCGCCATACAACATCCGAAGAGGAGGTGAATACACCTATGTCATTGAAATGGCCTTGGCTGGATTTGGTAAAAAGGATATTGAAGTAGAAGTAACAGATGGTACTCTTACCGTTCGTTCAGTAAAAGAAGATACTTCAGAAACAGACGACGAAATTTATCGTGGTATTTCCTACCGTAAATTTGATCGTAAATTTACACTCGCTGATGACATTGTTGTTAACAATGCTGAACTTGAGAATGGTATGCTCAAAATTACATTGGAACGTGTGATTCCAGAGCATAAAAAACCTCGTCTTATTGAGGTAATGTAAATCAAAAATGGGGGCGACTATCGCCCCCATTTTTTAGTGAGGATTATAATATGGGTTTGAAAATGCAAGATGGCAACATTGCAGATTTTGGTATTGATGCCATGACTGATGATGGTGTCAAAGAGTTGACTCCTGCCAAAAGTCTATTTACAGTAAATAATTATAATGCGATGTTGGAAAGAGCAGTTATGCCTGGAGATGATTCCAGTGTAAACACTGAAGATTTGAGAGAAAAAACTATGAGTGAAGAAAAAGATTATGAGATTTTTTATAACGATGAAGGTGTAAAAAAGGTTAGGACAGCCGGTGGTAATACTTACCCAGAAGGTTCTACCGAGTATGCTAAAATCGTTGGTGAAGCAACTTCTGAACAGAATCAAGGTTTAGAGATTGCAATGCGACCTATTTTGAACTTCAATATTCTTAGAGTGGAGTTTCCACAAGAGATTATTGATGAGTTGAATCAACACATTGATGACGTTATTATTCCTAATAACAAAAGTTTTGCTGATGGTTTGGTTGGTCAACTGAAAGAAAATGAGCGTTCTGCTCAATTGGATTTTCCTTTTGATACTGATGTTGGTAAGCAACTTGAGGTTGTATTTAATCAGATTGGCACAACATATCTCAAGAAAGGATATGAACGTGATGCCACAGCTGAAGTAACACAGTGTTGGACTAATCATGCATATGCGGGAGACTACAATCCCTTTCATGATCATGGCGTAAGAACTGTGGCTGGATTGTCTGGTTTTCTATGGTTGAAGGTTCCACAGTGTATTCAAGATACGCCGGATGTTCCTAAGATTAACAATGCTTCTGGTGGTGTTGATGGTTGGACGCATCTATGTTGGGGCACTAACACTATGCGTGATTTGATGCAGTTGCGACCACAAACAGAAGATTATGTGAAGCCAATTGAAGGAACCATGTTGGTTTTTCCACAGTGGTTGAAACATCAAGTGATGCCTTTCTTTGGTGAAGGTGAAAGACGTTCTATCGCCATGAACTGGAATGTTATTGACAGCGATGAAGAACGCAAGAAGTATATGTCTGACCGTGAGGCAGAACTATATGACGCAAAGAAGGTTTCTGATGGTGAATGATGAAAGATTAACACAAAAACCACCGCCTGTTTACAAATATAATGAAGATCGTTTGCTCTCTGATATCAGAGAGTATATCGATGATACTTATGACCAACATTATAGTCACAATAATTTTCAGGCCACAGAGTTCATTATGGACAGTGGACATGGTGAAGGTTTCTGTATTGGAAACATTATGAAGTATGCACAACGATATGGAAAGAAAAATGGTAAAGACAGAAAAGACTTGATGAAGGTTGTTCATTATGGTATTATGGCTTTACACAATCATGATAAAGAACATGAACATCAAATGACATTAGACCTATTCAACAAAGGTTTATGAATATACAAGTGAGAATATAATATGAAATTAAGTGATGAAACAGTATCTGTGTTGAAGAACTATTCTACTATCAACCAGAACCTGATGATTAAATCTGGCCAGGCGTTGAGCACAATGTCTGCAATGAAAAATATTGTGGCCAAGTCAACTGTGTCAGAAAACTTTGAAAGAGATATTGCAATCTATGATTTGAATGAATTTCTTTCTAGTATGTCTTTGTTTACTACGCCAGAGATGGATTTTCAAGATGACTTTGTAGTTATGCGTTCTGAAGGTTCAAATAGTAGTTTGAAGTATTGGTATTCTGACCCGTCAGTTGTTACTAGTGTGACAAAAGATATTACGATGCCAGAATGTGAAGTTAAGTT